CGAGGTTATTATAGTCCTCTCCCAAAATGTGTCCACTAAATCATCCTAACACCACTTATTTGTTTATGTGTTGAACATCATAATGAAGTTCATGGCAGATATCTTACAGTGTTAGATAAACAAGAGAAGAAGATAGAAAGCTTTGCTAACTTCGATGCAAGTGAAAGGTGGTAAGTGCATGATCATCAATGATAATGGCAGAGAGTATGACACAGAAAAGATTGAAGAGTATTCATCTTATACTCAGGGATTAATTAAACGTTTGATATACGTTCGCTATGTAGGTATTAGGGATCTGTTATCAGATAACTGTTGTAGTAAATACAAAGTGAATCAAGTAAGAGAAGCGTTGAATAAAGATAATAACGTTGAAAGAATAAAAAATGTTTTTGGATATGGCATTGAAGAGATTAATTATTACATTGACTTCGCTGAAGCTTTCATTCCGATGGTGAGATAACCCCCCCTTAAAATAAATCGCAAATTTTTTGGGGGTGATGAAACGGAGGGGGCTATCAGGAAAAAATATTTTTTCGAACTTTATCATGAAAGGAGGGCTAGAATGTTTAAAAACGAATTGTCTCAAAATCGGTACAGAGAAAAATTGCGCCGCTCTTTAATAAGCCAATTGGAAAGTCAGAAAACGAATATTGAGCCATTCTTAGATAATGTTGATCGTTATATCAGTTTATGGGAAACGGCGATATCACTGGAAGAAGATATATCCAAGAACGGCATTAGATTGGAGAATGGTAAAAAGAATGAATCAGTAGCGTTGCTTGTTTCTGTCAACAAACAAATGGGATTGATGTTGGATAAACTTGCCATTACTCCTGAATTGGTAGGTGAAGCAAATGAACCAATTCCTGAGTTATAAGCATATTCAAGCGTGGTTCAATGCTATAGAAAGCGGGGCTATCATCGTATGCAAGGATCAATTGCAACTTAAAAAGTATCTAGAAGAGCGAGTATTCACTCGTGATGATATTTATTTTGATCAGCAAATGGTTGAGGACTCCATAAATATTCCTGCCACTTATTTTCCATTTGAATTAATTCCTTGGGAAAAATTCGTTCAATGTTTTATCTATGGTTGTCGTTGGAAGAAAGATAGAACTTTAGTATTCAATAGATATTTAACTCTAATGGGTCGAGGAAATGGCAAAACGGGTTATGCATCATGGAACAACTTCTTTCTACTAACTGCAAAACATGGTATTAAAAATTACGATATTGATATTTTTGCGAATAATGAAGCTCAAGCCAAGACAAGCTTTGAAGACGTTTATCAAGTGATTAAAGCAAATCCAAGTCTAAAAAAATCATTCTATATCTCTAAAGTGTCCATTCGGAATCTGGCAACAAACAGTGAGCTAAGATACAACACTGCAAACGCTCGAACAAAAGATGGTAAAAGACCAGGAGCGAACCGCTTTGACGAAATCCATGAAAACGAAGACTACGCAACAATGAATGTTGCTACTTCTGGTGGTGGTAAGATTCAGGATTATCGTGAATTCTACGATACTACAAATGGTGGAGTAAGAGGTGGCCCGCTTGATGATTTAATTGAAGAGGCACAGATGATCTTTGCTGGAGAACTAGGTATCGACAAAGATGGAGCCAGTTTTTCAAGTTTGTTTCCATTTATTTGTCGACTAGATGATGACAGTGAAGTTGATAACCCTGATCTTTGGGAAAAAGCCTGTCCAACAATTAATTATAACCAAGATTTGAAAAGAAAGATGTTTCAAGAATATTCTCAAATGCAGAGAAATGCAGGACTACGTCTAACATTCATGACAAAACGAATGAATAAGCCCATGGAAGATACACGATTTGCTGTAGCTTCATATGATGATGTTCTTCATACGAAAGAAAAAGAGTTTCCTGAAAAAATGGATGAAGTGATAGGGACAGTTGATTTTGCTGATAGACGAGATTTTGCCAGCGTTGGTTTGTTAGGAAAATATGATAAAGATGTGTATTTTACACAACATACTTTTATCCACGAATCAGCTCTTCGATTACAAAACATCAAACGAGAGGTTATAGATATTTCTATAGATCAAGGTAAATCACAAATCGTTCATGGGAAAAATATAGAAGCTGATTATATCGTAGGTTGGTTTCTTGAAATGAGTAACAAATATTATATTAAAAAAATTGCTATGGATATGTACCGTGCAAAAATATTGAAGCCCGCTTTAGAAGAAGCAGGTTTTACTGTGGAAATTGTTCGAAGCGGATCTGTTACACATGGTATGTTAAAAGATCTGGTTGATGACCTTTTTATTAATCAACGTTTATATTTTGGCGATGATGCAATTATGCGTTGGTATTGCATGAATGTATATGAGGAACATATTTCTAATGGGAATATACGTTATGAAAAAATAGAACCTGAAACTAGAAAAACGGATGGCTTTTTTTCATTCCTTCATGGTTTGAATTTTTTAGATGATATTTATGATTCTGCTCCTGTAACAGTCACAAATAGCTCAGTAGAAAATACAGGAACTGGATTTACTCCTCTAGTATTCTAACTTGAAAGGAGGTGAGAAAGTGGGGATTTTTCAAAAGGCGGTAGGATACTTCACAAAAAAAGCAACAGTTCCTTTAGAAGAATACTTTTGTAAATTGCAAGTTGATTTTGTGTATCGAAAATTTGCGATTGAAACTTGTATTGATTTGATTGCAAATGCGATGAGCAAAGCGGAATTCAAGTCATATGAAGATGGAAAAAATAAAAAGAATGATCTTTACTATAGGCTGAATGTAGCTCCTAATAAGAAAAATAATGCAACAGAATTTAGAAAAAAACTGATTAGGAGATTAATATTCTACAATGAAGTATTGATCGTTTCTCCATCTAATAATTCTAGCGAAATATTTATTGCGGATAGTTGGGATGTCACAGAATATGCATTAAAAGATGATGTGTTTTCTCAAGTGCAAATTAACAACATAGTCCTTGATAGAGAATTTCTAGAAAGTGATGTTATCTATATAAAATACGCAGATCAACAAATTAGGCAACTAGTCGATGCGTATTATCAAGCGTATGGGAAACTCATTTCTAGTGCCATGAATGTTTACAAGCGCTCTAACGCTCGTAGATACGTACTGAAAGGTAATTTATTCCGATCGCAAGACAATACAACACAAGATCAAATCAATAAAATGATGACATCACAATTTAAGGCTTTTATGGAAGCTGATAATGCAGGTGCGGTATTTCAATTACAAAATGAGTACACATTAGAAGATTTCAGCGGAAACTTCCAAAGCAATTCAAGAGATATAAAAAACTTAATAGACGACATCTTTGAGATGACAGCAGCAGCGTTTCACGTTCCGAAAAACCTACTAAAGGGAGACATGAGTGGGTTATCGGATCAAGTGGACGCTTTTTTAATGTTCGAAATCATACCGATTGCTGAACTTATTCAGGATGCGTTTAACGCTAGTCTCTATGAAGCAGAAGAATACTTGTCAGGGAATTTTGTACGTGTGGATACAACTATGATTAAGATTACTAGCTTCAAAGATTTGGTTGACGCTATTGATGTCGGCATTAGAAATGGGGTATTTACAATCAACGAAGGAAGAGAACGCGTTGGAAATGATCGCTCTGATAAGGCGATGGCAGATGAAATATTTATAACTAAAAACAACCAACAAGTATCGAAAGGAGGTGAGGCGAATGACGACAATGAAAACATTTCTAGCAGTGAAGAATGAAGGCACAGTACCGCAAATTTTTATTCAGGGATTTATTGGTTCTAGTTGGTTCTTTGAAGGGAATACTGACAAGGGAATCAAAAATATTTTGGATAGTCTAGGTGATCAAGAAGAAATTGAAGTAGTAATTAATTCAAACGGTGGAGACGTATTTCAAGGGATTGCTATTGGGAACTTACTTAAGTCAAATAAAGCAAAAATCAACGTTGTGATTAACGGATTAGCCGCTAGTGCTGCTTCAATTATCGCAATGGCTGGCGATACTGTAAAAATTTACAACAATGCGCAATTGATGATTCACCGCGCTTCCACATATGGAGAAGGTAATGTTGATGACTTCCGCACGATTGCTGAACAACTGGAATCAATTGATAAATCGGTAAAGGCTTCATATAAAACACGATTCAATGGCACAGATGAAGCATTGCAAGAACTTCTTGAAAAAGAATCGTTTATGGATGCAGAAACAGCTTTGAGTTATGGATTGGTCGATGAAATTATCGATGCAGAAAATAGCGCAGGTACTGAAGCTAAGAAAGAACAAAGCGTTGAAGAAATTTTGAATGACGTTGAAGAAAAAAGAGCAGAAAAAATTGCTGCATTTACAGCAGCATTAAATAAAACATTTGGACAAGGAGATGCAAAATAATGACAGTTAAAAATTTAAAAGGTGTAACGGCTGCAAGCGACCAATTGATGAAAGCTTTTAAAGATGGTAACGAAGAATCTTTTAGCGCAGCTATGGTAAGTTTATCTAAGGAAATTCAGGATAAAATTTTAGAAGAAGCAACAGCAAAAAATCAAGATCAATTAGTATTAATGAATCGTGGTCAGCGTGTGTTAACTACGCAAGAAACAAAATTCTATAACGAAGTGGTGAATAACGAAGGCTTTGCAGGGGTTGAAGAATTAGTACCAGCTACTGTATTTGAACGCGTATTTGAAGATCTAGAACAATCTCATCCACTATTGCAAAAAATTACTTTTGTTAACACAACTGGTGTAACAGAATGGATTGTGTCACGCGGAGTCAATCCAGCATGGTGGGGTAAGCTTTGCGAAGCTGTTAAAAAAGTTTTAGATAATGGCTTTGACGTAATTAACATGAAGCAGTTCAAGCTATCAGGTTATATTCCTGTATGTAAGGCAATGCTTGACTTAGGTCCAGTATGGTTAGATCGTTATGTCCGTACTGTTTTAGTAGAATCATTGAGAATTGCATTAGAACAAGCAATCGTTGATGGTACTGGTAAAGATATGCCAGTCGGAATGATGCGTGATATGAGCAAACAAACTAGCGGAGAATATGCTGAAAAAACAGCAGAACCTATTACAGCTTTAGATGCTGCAACTATGGGCGGTTTGATGGCACGACTATCAAAGTTCAATATCGAAGGCGTAGATGATCCGATTTATCGTAATGTGAATCCTTCTGATGTGGTCCTAATTGTGAATCCAACAGATTACTGGTCTAAAGTTTTCCCAGCTAAAACCGTACTAACTGCTAATGGAGAATATGTACAAGTATTGCCAGTACCAGTTTCAGACTTGCAGTCAACTGCTGTGCCAGAAGGAAAAGCAGTCATTGGGGTAGCTTCAGATTACTTCATGGGTGTAGGATCTACGCTGAAAATTGAGGCTTCAGATGAATACCATTTTGTTGAAGACGAACGCATTTATCTAGCTAAACAATATGCAAATGGACAACCTAAACGTAACGATAGTTTCATTGTGTTAGATATTAGCGCTTTGGGAACTACTACTACAACTACAAAACCAACAACCACAACAACTACAACACAAGCGTAGGTGATCAGAATGAAGTATATTCTTTGTCAGCCGGCAATCAATCGGTTTAAATGGGAGCTTGAAGTTTGTTTAACTAATCTGAAGAAACTAGGAATCAAAGATATCGTATTGCTTTTCAGCAGACACGATGATCAGATTCCTATTTTTTTTGAGAAGGAATATGGCGTTGAAGTTCATGTGTACGATGATCTGCGGGACGACAAAGAGTATATTCCTTCGATTAAACCATATTTATGGTGGAAATATTTAGAAGAAGATCATTCGCGTGAGGACGACCGATATTTCTATATCGATTCGGATGTCATTTTCAATAAAAGAATTAATTTGCGCAAATTGCCTTCTAAAGATGATGTTTGGTATTGTAGCGACTGCTGTAGTTATCTAAGTCTTGATTATATTAGAAGCTGTGAAAACGGAGAAAATATTCTAAAAGATATGGCAAACATTGTAAATGTTACAGTAGAATCTTTGGAAACTATAAACACTAATTCAGGAGGCGCACAGTGGGTTATTAACCGTCCTAAAGCGAATTATTGGAAAAAGGTTTATCTAGATTCTAATCGGCTATATCGCTACCTTAGAGGGCAAAAAACAAATTTACAGATTTGGACAGCCGAGATGTGGGCGCAGCTTTGGAACATGATGTATTTCAATATTGGTCCTAAAGTTCACGAGGAATTAGACTTTTGTTTTGCTACTGATCCAATAGAAAAAGTTAAAGAAGTAAAAATCTTACACAACGCTGGAGTAACAACAAATGATGAAGATTTATTTTTCAAAGGGAGATACGTTACTTCCACGCCTTTTGATGAAGATTTATCATTTGTAAACAAGAAAAAATGCTCTTACGCATATGTTAAAGCAATTAAGGCGGTGGTTAGATGACGCCTGAACAAGTGACTGAAGAATTGCTAACAGCTGTGAAGGATAATATTTACGTCACCTGGAACGAAGAAGATGAATCAATTAAAAAGATGATAGCTAAAAATGCTGTTTATCTTCAAAGCAAAGTGAGTACAACTCTTTCTTTTTCTCCTGAAAGCTTAGAATACGGATTGCTAATCGAAAGATGTAGATACGACTGGAATCGTGCTTTAGATGAGTTTGAACAAAATTTTGCTAGTGAGTTATTAGGTTTCATTCAACATTATGCGCTACAAGAATATATTGCAGGTGATGGGAATGGCGAATAATCGTAGACTCGAAGAAACGTTCAACGATGGTTGGTTAAAGATTTTAACGCAAACCACCAAAAGAAATGAACTAGGAAAAAAGATTGGTGTAGAAGGTACAGAAATTACTTCTTTAAAATTTAGAAATCTTTCCATGAGAGATAGTGATATAACAGCTATGGATGCGATGGGATCGAAATTAACTAAGAAAGTAAAGACTCCATTTCATCCAATCGCCAAGAAATTTAATAAAGATCAATATTTTATCGTAATCAATAGTATGCGTTACAACGTTATCTATGCCGATTACGATAATTTTTATATCTATTTTTATCTTGAAAGTGTGGGTGAATATGGTGATTGATAATTCTAAAGAAAAAGAACGTTTAAATAAGCAAATTTCTGCTATCAAAACTTCCTTAGAAGAACATTTTAAGCTCAAACTCTTTCAAGACTCTGTTGGCGAGGATGAGCTACCTGATGATTTTAATTACTTCATTCTCGAAACAGGAGAAATAGAAATGATCACTGAACCAAAATATAGCGTGGGTCAAAATCTATATCTAACTTTCTATTCAGAAAATAGAGAAGATTTAACAGGAGATTCACTAGATATTATTTCATTGATTCAAAATCGTTCGATTCGTTTTCAGAGAATGGATCCCAACCATTTAAAACTAGAAAATCAAGATCGCTATATCGATCAATTGGTATTTACGTTTAGACGATTATTGAAGAGTGATTGTCATGGCTAAAAATAGTTGGGAGTTAAAAATAAATGGGCATGATGAACTTCTTGTGCGGATGGAACGCTATTCAAGCGAGAGCGAACGACTGATCAATGAAGCATTGAAATCGAAGGGTTCGGCTATTGCAGTGGATAGGGTTACGGAAAAAATTCCTGTTTCTGAAGCAGATTTAAGAAGAGGACACCAACACGCAAAAAATAGTCGTCCACTTAAGACTCAATATATTAATTTGGGTTTCATCATTAGACCTACAAGAAAATTTGAGTATTTAAAATATCCTGATTTGGGGATAGGTACTTCTAAAAGAAATCAGCCAGACGAATTCATGAGAAGAGGATTAGGTCTTGCACTTGATCCAATTACAGAACTTCTGATTCGTCAATTCGATAAATTAAATAAATAGGAGGAACAACAATGGCTAAAACAACAACTGTAGTAACAACGTTCGATAACGTGAGTATCAAACGAATTGCTTTTAATTTTAAGAACGCAGAAAATGCAATCGCAACAGATTGTAACGGACAATTAGATGGCGAAACAGAAATGCAAACGGTGGTTAAAAAATGTGGAGCGACAGAAGTAAAATCAAAATCTAAACCAATCAATATGACGGTAACAATTACTGCACATGTACCGATGGAAGTTTATCGACGTTTCAATGGGTTGAAACAAGATGAACGTATTAAATCGGGAATTTACTCTTATGGTCCTGATTCCGTAGGCGAAGATTTCTCACTTGCTGCAGAGATCGTGGATGACTTCGAAGAAAATAGCAAGTTAGTTGGTATGTTAGCATGCACTTCAAATACAGGATTAACATTCTCTATTGAAAATGGTGCGGATGAAGTAGCTGCGTTAGAACTAGAAACAAAAGTTATGCAAGATGAATTTGGTAAATTCTATCATGAAGCAATTGTTGCAGAACTTGAAGAAGACTTAACAGATCAATGGATGACGAATCTATCTGCTGATGTGATTAAAAAGAGTTCAACAACCACTACTACAACGACTCAAGCTTAAACATAAAACGGAGGTAGCGAAATGAACGAAGATTACTCAAAAATTGAACTAAACGATGGAACAATTTTGAATTTAGAACCTAAACTGAATATCAAGAAATTATTGATGATCAATAGAGATTTTAACACAGACGAGTTTGCAAAAATGTCGATGGGAAAAGGCTCTATGGATATTACAGTTATTCAAGGTGCAAAAGCCGTATATGTAGCTTATCGTCAAGCGAACATGGTCGATTACATTTCATTCGATGAATTTATCGATAAATGGGATTTTGATATGGAGGTTGCAGTAGCTGTATACAGTACTATGATGTTCAAACAAGCACGTGATGCCTATCAAAAAGAATTCGAAAAAGCAAATAAGGAAAAAAAGCTTCAAAAGTAAAAATGCCAAAGCTCTTAGTTGAAACGTGGGTCGATGTCTATTCGATGTTGACCGACGTTTTTTCTATGCCTTCAGATTTGGTTTTAAGCGATATCTGTTTAGATGATATTTTGCAAATGGCTCACAACAAGAGCGCTTATGAAGGATGGAAGAACTATGCAATAAATCAATCCCAGAAAAACTAAAGAAAGGAGGTAAAAAATGGCTAAAAAGAGAACAGAAGCAGAAGTAACATTCATAGCTAACGATGACGGATTGAAATCTACGTTAAAAGAAATCAGTGCTGAATTAACTAAAAATAGAGCAGAATTAAAACTAGAACAAGCTCAATTACAACAGACTGGTTCTGAATCAGACAAGTTAGGAAGTAAATTATCTTCTTTAGAGAAGCAGTATGAATTACAAAGTCAAAAAGTTGAAGTAACTAGCCAACGTTTAGCTAATGCCAAAAAATATTATGGAGAAAATTCCACTGAAGTTCAGAAACTTGAAAGAGAACTGATTAACCAACAAACAGCGCAACAACGTTTGTCAAACGAAATTGATAAAACGAGTAATGCACTAGCTCAAGCAAAAGGCGAAATACAGACGTACGAGTCTACAATGCAACAGTTGGATAGTGAACAAAAAAATGTTCAAGCTAGTGCTTCTCTGATTGAATCCGAATACAAAAAATGGCAAGCAACTGCTGGTCAATCAGCTTCTGAATCCGAGAAATTAGCGAAAGCCCAAGAATATGTTTCTCAACAATCTGAAAATGCAGAGAAAACGATAGATATCCTGAGACGACAGTTAGAAGCTACACAGTCTGAGTTTGGCGCTACATCCACAGAAGCAATGCAGATGGAGGCGAAGCTTAATGATGCTGAACGTGAATTTGAAGAGTTAGGACAAGCTGCTAAAAATGTAGATACAACTAACTTGGACGATATCGGAAGCAAAATAGATATGAATAATCTAATGGAAGCTTCTGACGTTTTAAGCGACATTGGCGATAAGCTTACAGAATTAGGGAAACAAGCAGTGGACTCTGCTAATAGTGTAGGTAGTTCCCAGAGTAAAATACAAGCTAATTTTGGTTTGACTAAACAAGAGGCTGAAGAATTAACGAATGTAGCCAGAGACATTTATTATAAAGGTTTTGGAGAATCGTTAGATCAGTCCACAGATGCATTGATTTTGGTAAAGCGTAATTTAGGCGATTTAAATAATCAAGATTTACAAAATATCACGGAACAAGCTATGGTCCTAGAAAACACCATGGGCGCTGATATGGATGAAACGTTACGTGGTGTAAATGGCTTAATGGTCAATTTCGGCTTGAGCGCTCAAGATGCAATGGATTTAATGGTTTCGGGTACTCAAAACGGTTTAGATAAAACGCACGAATTAGGCGACAATATGGCAGAATATAGCCAATTATGGAGTCAAATGGGATATTCAGCTGATGAAACGTTCGGAATGCTTCAAAATGGTTTAGATGCGGGTGCTTATAACCTTGATAAAGTCAATGACTTAGTTAAGGAAATGGGAATATCGTTAACAGATGGTCGATTTGAGCAAAACATGGATATGTTTAGTGAAAGTACTAGAAAAGCTTTTGAAGAGTGGAAAAATGGCGGAGGAACACAAAAAGACGTTATTAATTCCATGATTCAAGATTTTAGCAATATGGATGGTCAATACGACCAATTAAATAAAGCTTCTACAATTTGGTCTGCACTTGGCGAAGATAACGCGATGAAAGTTGTCCAATCTTTAACTGATGTTAACCATACATTTGATGATGTTAGTGGATCTGCACAAAAAATGAATGAAGATTCTACTACTCCGTTGCAAGAGTTGAACGGGAAAATAGCTGAATTAAAGGATTCATTAGCTCCTATAGGCAACACAATCATAGATGCACTCGAACCAGTAATTGATTTTCTAGGAAAGATGGCTGATGCGTTTAATAATCTTCCACAACCAGTACAGGATTTCATTGTTGCTATAGGTGGTCTTACAGCAGCATTTGGCATACTGTTACCGGCAATACTAGCCGTGTCATATTTATTTGGTCCGATGATGCTTATAATTGGAGGAATTATAGCTGTTATAGCAGGCGTTATTGTGGCAATTAAGAACTGGGGTGCAATTACTGACTGGTTTAGTGGTTTATGGAAAAAATTTACTGATTGGTTGGGTGATACTTGGGAAAGTATAAAAGACGGAGCCTCATCAGTTTGGGATGGGGTTAAAGAAACCTGGTCTGGATTTGTAGATTGGGTTCAAGATATTTGGCAAGGCGTTTCTGATTGGTTTGGAGAGTTATGGAGCGGATTAGTTGAAGGAGCTTCCAACATCTGGCAAGGAGTCCAAGAGACTTGGCAAACATTCATTGATTGGGTTTCAAATATTTGGAACGGAGTCAAAGAAGTATGGTCGATTATTTGGGCAGACATTGTAGGAATTGTTCAAATACCATGGACATTAATAACGTCATTGATTCAAGCCGGTATTAATATTATCGTGGGTATTTTTGATGTAGCTGGACAGTTATTAGGCGCAGCTTGGCAAGCTGTTTGGACACCTATTTCTGATTTCCTTAAAAATACTTGGGATACTATGACACAATGGATAAGTATCGCTTGGAATGGGATTGTAACTACATTCCATACTATATTTGATCCAGTAGTGGCATGGTGGAATGGTATATGGACAGCTATTAGTACTACGGCTTCAAATATTTGGAATTCAATTAGTGCAACAGCTTCTAGTATTTGGAACAGTATCAAGAATACAATCACTAGCTTGGTACAAGCAGCTGCTACAGTAATTCAAAATATTTGGTCAACTGTATCTAGTTGGTTAGGTGGAATTTGGAATTCAATCAGCTCTACAGCATCAAATATCTGGAATAGTGTGACTAGTAGTATAAGCAATGCTATAAACGCAGCTAAAAGTGCCATTCAAAGTGTTTGGAATAGTATATCTTCGTGGATCAGCGGAATTTGGAACGGTATCAAAAACACTGCTTTGAATCTTTGGAATGGAATTACAAGCACTATTAGCTCTAAAGTAAACGATGGAAAAAATGCAATTTCAAGCGGTTGGTCCAATCTAACAGGTATTGTTTCCGACATATTCAATAATGTTAAAAGTACAATTGCTAACATATGGGAAGGCATCAAAAAGACTGTTAGCGCTCCAATTGATTGGATTAGAGACAAAATCAGTGGCATTTTTGATAATTTGAATATTTCTATACCACATATTCCGTTACCGGAATTTATCATGGAAGGCAGCTTTAACCCGCTAAAAGGTCAAATCCCCCATTTGCGTGTAAAATGGCATGCTAAAGGAGGTATCTTTACTAAACCAACTTTACTAGGTGGAATGAACGGTGTCGGTGAAGCAGGACCTGAAGCAGTTTTACCTTTGAAAAGATCTGTTTTGCAAGAAATTGGTGATCGTATCTTGAGTAGCACATCAGTTTCATCTAGAGCGCAAACGATTCAACCTGTGAACAACTACGAATTCAATTTCACAATTGATGGTAACGCAGATGAGATTACTATGAAGCAAACAACTCAACAAATCATTGATAGCATTACAAAAGTTCAAAATGATAATGCTTCGGCATGGCGTTAAACAGGAGAGTATTTCTCCTGTTTTTTTAGTATTAAAAAGGATGTGAAAAAATGACTGATTGTATACATTCTATAATCGATGGATTTCCTGATTATTTGCATAAATTGGCTTTAGCGGAAAGACCAACTATACCTTCTCCAAAAAGGCAGAGAGTTGAAACTTCTGTTTTAGGAAGGTTAGGTGGCTTAGTACAAGATTACTCGTTTGAAGACATGTCGTTTACATTGCACTATAACCATTTAGAAGATGTGGAAGACCATCAAGCATTCAAGCAATCGTTTTATATCATGCGTCATTGGTTAAACTATGCAAAGAAATTAGAATTCTCTGATGATCCCAACGTCTATTACGTTATCCAGACTATCGATATTGGGGATGCAGAAAACGATATTGTTGAATGGGGAGAGTTCGATGTGAATATCACTGCGAAACCATTCGCAAGAGTTCAAGAAGACGTACCAATAACCGTAGATAAACCACAGTCATTTAGTTTGCTGAATAATAGTTTAGAAGAAAGTTTTCCGAAGATTATCATCACTCCTTCAGCTACTTCATGTCAGTTCATTTTAAATGATTATGTGTTTAGTTTTGAAGGCTTAGTAGTGGGAACTGACATAGTCATTGATAGTGATTTGATGCTTTGCTACGAAGAGCAATCGGACGGAGATATTTTAGATCGGTCCAACAAAATGAAGACCATGCAATATCCGACATTGCAAGTGGATATTAATCATTTTAATTGCACTGATTTGAGCAAAATACAAATTTATCGTAATGGGTTAAGGTAGGTGAAATAGATGATCGATAATTTAATAACTATTTACGATAAAAATGACGCGAATAATTTAGCTGAACATTTATATGATACGCAAGGTTTAGGTGCTTTATCAGACTGGTTAACAGCTACTGTTAGCAATAAATTAAACGGAGCCGAGATATTTCAGGGTACTTATCCAATAAGCGGAACTAATGCAGACTTGATTATAGAAGGACGTATTATTCAGTGCTATGTAGATGAAAATCGAGCAAAGCAACGTTTACGTATTTATTATGCAAAGACTTCCGTAATAGGAAATACGATAGAAGTAAAAGCTGAACCTATTTTCAATGATATAAGAAAATCGGTGTTGAATAAATATGACAGCGGAACAGAAAAGATCACTGCTACTCAGGCATGGCAAAACGCAAAAGCTTTAGCGAAACCAGCTATCCCTTCGCAGTTTTCTTTCTCGTCATTAGTAGATACGCTTGCTAATGTGAAGATAGAAAAGGCGAATTTTTTAGAATTCTTTGGTGGAAAAGAGGGATCTATTCTAGATCGATTCCATGGTGAATTTCTAAAAGATAATAACACATTACGTCATGAAACAAGGCTAGGCACGGATCATAAAATCAAAGCGATTTATACTAAAAACTTAACTGGTCTTGACTTAGAGATAGATGCTCAAAGCGTTTTAGTTGGAGTTTATCCATTCATTAGCAGTTCGTCAGAAGGAGAAGATGAGATCACTCTACCAGAAGAAGTTATTTTCACGGATTACGTGGATGATTATCCTGCTGGATATGTTTCTTTTGTTGATTTTAAAGACAAAGCGACTGATGTAGCCTCATTAAGGGAAGCTGCTAAAGACTGGTTGAAAACAAACATAGATAAACAAAAACCACAAGTGAGTGGTTCGATTGAATTAGTACCATTAAGGCATCAGAGAGGCTATGAAAAATTTGTTGATTTAGAAAAAGTTTCGATGGGCGACGGAGTAGATGTGTATCATCCACAGTTAAAAGTGAATATGTCAGCGAGAATTGTGGAATATACGTTTAATGTTCTAACCAATTCATACGATAAATTAGTTGTAGGAAACGTCAAAACAAACTTCTTAGAAAATACAGAGAATAATGTAAGTAATTTGATTAATGATGCCATTGATCAATTGAAAAATGGTGGCGAAATCAGTGATTTAATCAATGATATTGTAGATCATCAAACTGATATAATTACTGGCCAAGATGGTGGGTATGTTTTATTAGATCCTAAAGAAGCACCTAGTCGTATTTTGATTATGGACACGCCAGATAAGAATACTGCACGGAACGTTTTACAAGTCAACAACGCTGGGATTGGTTTCTCTAAAACTGGCATTAATGGAACATATGAAACGGCATGGACGTTAGACGGCGTGTTTAACGCTAGTTTTATTACGTCTGGTGTATTAAAGGCTATTAATATTGAAGGGGTAACGATTAAAGGTTCTACAATTACAGGGGGTACAATAACCAGTCAAGGTACAGATTTTACTACAGAAATCAAAAATGGGGATATTTCTTGGAAAAGAAACAGTGATGGGGTTGTATATTTTAAACAAAAACCAGAAAACTTTACCAGCGGAAGTACAACAACGTCAAATATCAGATTCCAATTATTAGATAAAGCACAAGGGTTTACCGTTAGTAAGGGTGATGCAAGATTTCCAGCGTATTTACTTAGTTTTAATGATGGTACATTTGGTGTTAATACGTCTACATCATTTGATTTGATGGCAGGTAGTAGAAGTGATGGTACTAGCACACCAGAAAATAGAGCTAATGTTAATGGTTACCATAGTATTGGGGTAGAGTTATCTCACAAATATAATGGTAAGTTAACGATAGCTAACGTTCGATCTACTGGTTTTAGTGTTACTGGTGGTACTAAAAACGCCAGTGTCTCTACAGAACATTATGGTCAAAGACTATTAAACGCTTATGAAACACCAGAAAATTATTTTGCCGATTATGGTGAAGCTTTTGTGGGAAAAGACTGTATTGTCAATGTACCAATTGAACCTATCTATGCAGAAACAGTTACGCTTGGACTGTATCATGTATTCTTAACACCTAATAAATTATGTCAATCCGCGGTAACAGAAACTACACCAGAGTATTTTGTAATTGAAACTGATACACCTAATGTATTATTTTCTTGGAATTTAGTAGCACACAGAAAAGGTTTTGAGCATCAACGTCTAGAACTTGATGACCATGATTATAATGTGCACGAATATGACCAAAATGAATTTTAGCAAGGAGGTATATAAATGGCTAGCAGTTTATATAATTTGGCTTTAGATTTCAGCAAAGAATTAAACTACACCAAAGCTATTATGGCTCGTCAAGGTGATAAAGGGATTACGGTGACTGTTAAACCATTTTTAAATGGCTTGCAGATGGATACGAGTGGCGGAACATTTACTTTAAAAGGAACAACACCATCTAACCGTTATGTAGATAGTGTTGCAACTAGCGTAACTAGTGAAGAAGTCACATTTTCTCTTGATGGCACATTTATGAGTGAAGCAGGATATTATAAACACTGCTATGTAGAATATAGAAAAGACGATCAAATTTTAACGACGCAAGACATCATTTTTTTCTCACTAGGAGTGTCTGACATTTCGCAAGGCCAAGCCGATGAATACGTTTCGCAATTGGAAGAGTTGATTCGAAAGTATAACGAAACTTTTGATGCTTTTATGGCTGAAATTAAAGGTAGAGTGGATAGCTTAAATCAACAGATTACTGATTTAACTGGTCAAGCTAAAACGCTACAAGACAAGTTAGATGCTCTGAAAGAAGAAATTTCTAAATTAGGTAACTTGCATGTGATGTACTCTAATTCATTAGACTTCGGGGACTATGATTATTCGGGGAGAGCTAACTTAATGCCTAACCTAGACTTTTCTAAGCTAAGCGGAACGAACTACATGATTCAAACGCCACCGCCTTATATAAAAGATGGCGGGACTTACTTTGTACTAGACGCTTCAGACGCAAGCGCCGCTAATACAACGCGAAACGTTTTTATTCCATTCTTAGGACGCTTAGAAAAAGGCGCTACTTATATGGTAACCATCCCGATGATGATATCCGAAGATTTTGGAACGGATTACGGTAGTAGTCCTATTTATCCATATAATGTAAACGACGGCGCAACAACTACACGTTCTTTGACAATGACGCCTAACGCTGATTGTCGTGAAAAATGGCAATTTGTCGAAAAAGCTTTTACCGTTCCTAGTAACATGACGGATGGTAAATTTGCACCGTTCTTGCACGTTTATCAAAATAAAAATCAAACAGGAAAATTGTACATTGGTTATGATATTAAGATTGAGAAAGTGAACTCAACAAGTGATACAGCTACACCATATCAGCCAAATTTACTCGATGCGCCATATTATTTGAGTAAGATTCCACTGGGAGAGAATATTCTTAAACCAGCTTCTTTCCCAATTAATACTACAGAATATATGGCGGCTAATTTTACTCCTAATGAACCATACGTACAGGGACAAAAGTATACTTTTATAATGAAGGCGAGCAAACCATCTACACAGACGTTTGGAATTTATTTACGAGCTGGATCTTTACCTGCCGGTAATATGGTTCCTGTAGAAGGTTTGGCAGACGTATGGCAACTTACTTTCGAAATAACACAAAGTCACATTGATGGTAGTGCAAATGCATTGAATGTATTTCAAGCGCCACAATCGACGAAAGGAACAGTAAATATTGAATGGGCAAAACTAGAAAAAGGCGACACCCGAACCCCAAATATTAGTGAATATAAATACCGAGGAATCGGCATGCGAGACTCAAACAATCCAAAAGATTTCGTGTGGGATCTTGCACCAAAATATGTAGAAGAAAACTTAGCAACCGAGAGCAAAGTAACAGAAATCATTGGTGAAGCAAATAAATACACAGATAATTCAATAGAAGCTGTGAATATAAATGTTACGAATATTGCAGATGACTTAGCTAAGCAAATTAACGTAAACGAAAATGCGGCTAGAAATTATACGGATACTAAGAAGATAGAAGCAGTCAATGAATCAAAGAAGTATACAGATGAAGTTTTCAGAAAGGAGATAGTGAATTTAACTGTAAAGAATGGAAATCTAGGCACAGCACGATTATATAGACAGGGAAACTGTGTTACGATTTACTTTTTTGATTTAAACGGAAGAAATAGTGGTGGGAATGATTCGGTTATTTTAACTGTTCCAGAAGGCTATCGGACACCAATTAGTTTTGAACAACTGGTTGGGTCGACTGACAGAAGTGCTTTTAACAATGCTCAACTTGGGTTTGGAGCGGATGGTAATATTTATTGGAGGCGTAACACATCATATGCTTCTTCATATACATTCGCAGTGACATATATCATATAAGAAATAGATAACCAGTGTGCTCAAATGAGTGCGCTAGTTATTTCCAGAAAGGAGGCTGTTTGATTGAAAGATGAAGCAATACAAGATGTAGTGGAGCGTTTAGTACGCATTGAAACAAAATTAGATAACTATGAATCATTACGAGAAAAAGCGGATTTTGCAAAAGATCGAGCAGATCAAGCGTATTCTGCGGCACTCAATAATGCAGAAGATATCAAAGAAATGAAAAACAATAATAAGTGGGCTTGGGGCTATATGATTGGGCTAGGCATCACGATTATTGCATATTTCTTAACAAAACTGTGAGGGAGGTGATTCAATGGAAAAAGCAATTAATGAAATTTTAGGAACAGGCATCATTATTAGTCCGATAGTAATTATTTTGGTTGAAGTAATGAAGAAGCCAAATCTTATCCCTTCAAAATGGCTGGCACCATCAGCATGTTTTGTGGGGATTTTGTTTGCAGTCGTTTTGTCTTTGACCTATCCAGATTTAGGATCATGGCAGCAATTGGCTATGTCTGGAATTGTTGCAGGAGCGATTGCAAGTGGTATCTATACGCAAACTAATTTAAAAAAATAGGAGGAGAAATATGAAAAAGAAAATTTTCGTAGGAGCTATCATAGCTCTTTTTTTATTGCCAATAAACGCCTTTGCTTACACGATCAACAATGAGTTTAATTTAGGTGCGAATGAAGGTAGTTCTCAAGTAGCGAATAATCAATACATCCTATTGCATGAAACAGCAAACGAAACTGCGACAGGACGAAATGAAGCGCAGTACATGAAACGTTCTTGGTACAATGCCTATACAGCGTATATTGTTGGCGACGGTGGAATTGTTTACCAAGTCGGACAACCTGGTTACGTGCAATACGGTGCTGGTTCATATGCTAATGCAAATAGTCCTGTGCAGATTGAGTTACAACACACACATGATAAAACAACGTTTGAGAAAAACTACAAGGCATACGTTGAATTGGCTAGAGATTCAGCAATGAAATATGGTATTCCATTAACATTGGACACGCCTTATAACCAACCAGGAATCAAATCGCATTTATGGGTAACACAAAATATTTGGGGCAATCATACAGATCCTTACGGTTATCTTTCTGAAATGGGTGTAAGTAAAGAAAAATTAGCCTATGATTTGGCTCATGGTTTTACGGATGATAATCCAACTACTTCGGAGGATAAACCAGTCATTGATCCAACTAGAGCAGGTGCTGCAAATCCTACGCTGACAGATGGAACAAATTACGCCCACATTGATCAGTTCGGAGAAATCGAAAACGCAAACTTGCATGTAGCTGGATGGCACATTGCTAACTATAAATACGAGTATATCTTCATTATGAATTACGATACTGGAAAAGAATTAGCTCGAGTAAGAGGTGATGGAATTTATAGACCAGATGTAAACCAAGCTTATAATACTTCTGGAAATGTTGGTTATCATGTATCTTTCAATATGCGTAATTTTCCTAATAAGAAAGTCTATGTAATGATGCGGGCAACGAATGATCCAGAAGGGAACACTAAAGGCGGAGCACAAGATTTTCATGATAAACGCTGGTATTTAAATATTCCGCAACGATAAAAAATGGCCCCTCGTTGAGGGGCAGTACATATAATTAGGCTACATCTGCAATTCTAGTTATTGTTATAAAGACGGCTAAGATGTAAAATTAACATATATTTATAACAAATGATCGGAGAAGCGGCTGTTGGAAGAATTACATTTATTTTTTGATGATTCAGGCGTCTTGCATAGGAATGCACCTAATAGATTTTTTGTCTACGCTGGATACGCATTCATTGGCAAGGATAATAAAGAAATTGCAAAAAGAAAATATAAAAAAGTGGTTCAACGAATCCAAACCAAACGAGGTAACAGAGAAGAATTAAAAGCTTGTTATTTAGATAAAAGTGAAAAATACGAATTATACAGGGTTTTAAAAAACGAACATAGTATGGGATTAACAGTTGATATCAAAAGGGTACAGTCAAATATTTTAGATCATAAAAAATCAATACACAGATATAAAGATTATGTATTAAAAAGACTGGTCAAAGAAAAAATTAAGTTGCTGATAAATAGAGGATTATTGAATCCAGAGGACGACTTAAAGCTATGTATCTGTGTGGATGAGCAAGCCACTGCAAGTAATGGCTATTATAATTTTGAGGAATCAGTATATGAAGAACTAAAAAATGGTGTTCATAATTTTAATTATGGTGTATTTTATGAACCTATTTGGAAAGGTAAGTTAGAAATAAATGTGTCTTATTGCGATTCTAAACATAATTATTTGATACAAGCTAGTGATATATTGGCAAACAGATTATGGACATCGTTCAAGATTGATAACAGAGAAATGAGAAATATACCGGAACATTCTTGTATGAGGTTGCCTTAAAAAATAAGCTAAATTTTTTTAAGCATAACTATTGCATTTAGCAGATAGTTACTTTATGATTAATTTACAGGCGAATTAATTTCGCACTGCCGACACAAGGAATACGATAATAATTATTAAGCGTAATGTAAGTACGCCGTCCCTTGTGGGCCACCTCCAAAAGGTGGTTTTTTTATTTAATTTTAATCAGTATTGTATTTGTATTTTCGTTCTGCAATTAACTCTTCTAAATGCTTAAATATAGTTCTTTATATTAAATCGTGTTAGCCTTGTGTTACCATTACATTCGTGTTATACTAAACAAGTAATCTAATTTGAAACGTAATCTGAGCGATATATTCACACTATAAAAACTCCTTTTACAAAGTAATATTAATTGCAACAAAACACGTATTATATACGTATTAGGAGGAAATATATATGAATAACGGTACAGTAAAATGGTTTAACTCAGACAAAGGTTTTGGATTTATCACTGGAGAAGATGGAAATGACGTATTTGCACATTTCTCAGCGATCCAGGGAGAAGGCTTCAAGTCTTTAGATGAAGGCCAAGCAGTTACTTATGATATTGAAGAAGGTCAACGTGGCCCTCAAGCAGTAAATATTGTAAAATAATGTTGAACTTTAAACACCTCATTTGAGGTGTTTTTTTATTTTAAGCTAGATACCGTAATTATTGCTAGCAATTTAGAGTAGTTCGTTACTAATTAAGGAGCAAATAAAATTATTATAATATAAAAAATTAAGCAAATAATAGACTAAAAAATAACTATGTGAGATAATAAACATAGAAAAAAGCTTCAGATACTCCCTCACCCTAGAGTCTTTCCCCAAAAAGATAAGTATCTGAAGCTTTTTTCTTTTTATGACTTGGAAATAATAGCATAAAATAATATCTTTTACAAAGAATAAGTACAATCTAGTTTTTTGCTATTAAATGTGTAATAATAAATATGCCATCACAACATGAAGAATGAAACCCATTATTATCTAGTCTATGTCCATTCTTTTTGTTTGCAGGAGTTGTGATGGTTTCTCGTACCTTTAGCTCAGTTGGTCAGAGCAGACGGCTCATAACCGTCCGGTCGTAGGTTCGAGT